TTTTATAACTAATTTCATAAACTCACCTTATTGCTTAATTCTGCTGAAAGAGCCTTACTTATTTCTTCTGGGTCTAGTCCACTTACGTTTTCTATAGTAACATAGACTCCTCCACCTCTACCTGCTTTCTTGAATGCTTCACTGCTTCCAAAATCTGAACGAAGTAAGGATCCTGCGTTTGGATCAAAGACATCACCAGTTGATGATATAGTCTTAAGTCCTCTATCTACAGCCATTTGGTTTTGTGTCATTTTACTTGTAACTGAATCTTGTTTTTCTACCTCTGCTGTGATTTCTTCTTCTACTGCAAGTGCTGCCTCAAGTGCTTTAACTCGAGTATTTGCTCCAGCCATTAATTCTGTCCATTTTGAGCTTAAATCTACTATTTCTCTTTTAGCTCCACCTAAACTTATATTTTCTATTTCTTCTAATCCTCCAAATAACTTCTTTGCACCTGGTATTCTCATAGCTTGTCTTATTAACCAATTAATCATATCAACTATTCTATTTACTCCCGCCTCAACTGTAGAAATAATTGCATTCCAAACAGTAGCGACAACATTTTGTATTCCAAACCAAACCATAGCAAAAGCAGCTCCTACAAACTCTCCTACCTTAACCATGTTAATTAAGACTTTTCTCCAATTTGTTATAACTACTATAAGTAAAAATATAGCTGCCATTATCCCACCTATAATCAATAACCAAGGAGCCATTACACCAGTAACGAGTCCAAGTCCTGCTGCCAATGCCGGAAGTAATGCTATTATAATTAACATTGGTCCTGCTATTAAAGTTAAAACTGTTACTACTCCTAAAATTACAGCTGTCCACGTTGCTATTTTTGGATGTTGTTCAAACCATCCCATAAGTTCTGCTAATCTTTCAACTACATATTTTGCAGGTCCTAAAAATTGAGTTCCCATTATTTCTCCTAATTTGGTAAAACTATCTTGTATATTACTTATCACACCATCAAGAGTTTCTGCTGTCTTTTTCATACCCTCAAATGCTATACCACCCTCGGATGTCATATTTTTCATAGCTTGTTCTACTTCTGGGAATCCAACTGCTCCAGACTCAACTAAAGCTCTGATTTCATCATCAGCTACACCCATTACTTTTGCTACTTCTTTCCAAATTGGAATACCACGATTTGCAAACTGATTCATATCTCTTGTATATGCTCTTCCTTGTGCTCTTAAAGTACCATATAAATAAGCCATATCTCCCATTGGAATATTAAAAATACCTGCTACATCTCCTAGCATTCTCATATTACCTATTAATCCTTCTACCTCAAAACCATACGCTACTAATTGTTTAGCTGCAACTCTAACACCTGTAATATTAAAAGGAGTTCTTGCTGCAAAATCGGATAAATCTTTAAGAACTTCTGTAGCTCTATCTGCACTTCCCAACATTGTTTCAAATGTTACATGTGCATTTTCATAAGCAGCTGCTAATTTTATAACTCCACCTACAGCCTTCGCTCCAAGTACTCCTACTGCTGTCATTGCTGCTCCAGCTGCTAACATTCCCTTATTTACATTTTTGAATACACCGCTGAACTGGTCTATTGCCTTAATGACAATAGCTACCGTAGCACCACCAGCGATTCCTGCTCCAATTCCTCCTACCATTTTTTAACCATCTTTATTTTCTCCTAGCTTTCCTTGCGCTTTTTTTGTTATCTCTTTCGATTTTCTTCATATATTTAACTACAAAATTATAGTCAGTTATACTCATCTCTCTAAGATAATCAAGCGTCCAATGGAAATAATCACAAATGGCTAACTCAGACATTACTCTCTTGTCTAAGCCGCCTTCTGAAAATCCTCGCCAGTTAAACCATTGAGCTTATTTACAGCTGACATTAAAGCGATACCTTCTTTCATAGTAAGTTCATCGTAATCTTCATTTGTAATTCCTGTAGATGATACTAATAGAGCTTTAGCTACTTCTGATTTACTTAAATCAGCTACTGCGGCTATATCTTTATACTTTAGCTCTGTTACTGTGTATTCTTTATCATTTATTTTCAATGTTTCTTCTTTCATTTTTACCTCCTTGTGTATTTACTTGTTTGTCTTCTTTTTTGCCTTTCGGCGATGGGCTTAAAATTAACGCCCAAATAATTAAAAGTTACTAATCCTTAAAACGGATGGTACGAACCAATCACGTCTGGATTTGTGTAGTCTGTCATGCTCATACTTCCTGCTGATACTGTGAATGAAGTTTCGTTTATACCCTCGTCTGTACTTGGCAGTTCCATACTTGTAATCCTAGCACCGCTTACAATAAAGTTTGCATGCTGAGACCCAGTTGTATCTGCGTCCATATCGAAAGAATATATTAACTCACTTCCACCTTTATAGTACTGATTATAAAGCATATTAGCAAAGCCTGTATCTAAATCTGCTGAAACGTCTAAAGTATATTCTCTGTTTCCAAAGAATGGCTGTCCGATAACTCTAGAACCATTCAAATAATGAGGTGCCTCTACTCCTTGGCTGATTGCAATAGATACATCCTTTGCTGTACCAATTGAACTTCCTGCCATTGTTAAAGAACAGTCTGACCATAGGTATGGCTTCTGACTAGCTACAGTTACTGCTGTAGTTGCTCCTGAGCTGAATGTTAATCCTTGACCAATCCATTCTGCCTCAATAGATACCTTTTCTCCTTGTGCTGCATTTAGTGTTACTGTGTTTAGTACACAACCATTTACAGTTCGGATAAAGTTTTGACCTGTTCCAGGCGCTTGCTTGGAATCCTCAAGTGTAAAGCTATACGGAGTGTTTAAATCTTGTCCTGTTCCACTTGTGAACGGATTTTGATTTACATCTGTATTGATTTCTGTTGCTGTATGCGTAACGGATGATCCTGCTGTTTCCGATACTGAACCAATTGCAAAAGCCATTAAAGCCATGTCTACTGGATTCAGAGTAATTGTTCCTGTTACATCGTTTGGTCCTCGTTCGTATCTTCCGACACTTCGAGAATTATCACCTACAAATCTATCTTCTAAATAGTTCTCTGCATCATCAATTGAGTTGTCCGTTACTTCTCCTAGCCATCTTGAACTACCTGTCATTGGTTGTGCATAAGTTCCACTCTCCATTATCATTGCTACCTTGTTTTGATCTGATATATATCTTGTTCCCATTTTTTACCTCCTTTTTTTGTTTAGTTATAAATTTTATAAGTTGAAAAAACTATAATTTAATTGAATTATCCTTGACTTAACTGCTCCTTGGCCTGGTTCGTCTACTCGAATAACCGAACCTATGTTAAAGTCATGAAAATCATTGTCTACTGAGCCACTAGCCGAGAATTGAATATCTGCTAATCTGTCTAGAATCTCTTGGGTTAATTTGTCTGATTGAGTGATTGATTTGGACCATATTCTTAATTCTACTGTCAAGGAGATGTCCATTGTGGTTACTTGCATGCCCGCGCGAGACTCTTCTATATTATTTACCATAAGTGTAATAAGTGGATATTTAACTTCACGTTCTGGATAGCTTGTCATTACAAACTTAGATGTATTACCTCTACTGGAACTGATGGGGTCTGTAACGTTCGAACTAAGGTAATTCTTTAGAAAGAATAGTATGTCTCCTATAATTGTGTTTCTTTGACTCATTTTTTCCTCGCTTGGTTTGTTTGACTAGTCGCTTCTAATCATAATAAATAAAGTATTTATGTTTATATAAGTATATTTCAGTTATATATATTAAATGGTATACCTAATTTCAGGTATATTTTAACCATTATTAGGGTTATTAAATTGTATTAACTTCACTCTGAATTATAGCTTTAATTTTACCTTTTGACCTATCTGCGCTGTTAGTGAAATGCCTTCTTGGGCTATTCTTAAAATTAGTTCCAAACTCTAAGTTTCCAGCATAAGGTAATTTACTAAAGACTGCAGCGTTGTCTTTTGTGGCTTCTAGGTCTACTGTATTAAGAAAACGTCCTGTATCTACACTTTGAAATTCAGCTCTTTTACCTGCGATTGATTGTTTAACTTCTCCTTGTAAGAATACTGCTGC